TTTACACACGAACACGACGGGTATAGGATACAATGAATCTATAGGTCACGCCATGATTGAATATGCCGAACTTATAATTGGTGGTGAAATCATTCAACGTATACCGAGCGATTTTTTCTCTATTTATTCGGAAAACTACGTTACGCAAACGAAACAACATAATTTAGAAAAACTCGTGGGTAAACCACCTTTAGAGTTTTCCGGTACACCGGTAATAAAAAAGGTTATAGGTCACTACGACGGTAACGCTCTTACCGATAAGAAATATTTTATAGATATACCCTTCTATTTTTATAATAGTCCCGAACTTGCCATACCCGTTTATGCTATAAAACAACAAGAAATAGAAGTATCTATAAAGTTTAGAAACGTTGAAGACTGTATTCATTCCATTAGGTCGGATATACCTTATAATAACTACGTCATGTATACCGGTCTTAAACCGAAAAAATTGATAAAGAGTGCTAAGATAACACTGGAAATGGTTTCGTTAACAAATCATGAAAAAGAAGAAAACTTACAAAAGGATTATATAATAACACAAATTCAAGAAAATGTTTTTAATATAAATAAAAATACGAATAACGATCCAGTCAGTCATGTGTTTGATTTAAAATTTGTAAACCCCGTAAAAGAACTTTTCTTTTTAATACAGGGTAAAAGAAAAACCGTAAATGAGTTTTTTACCACGTCGTTTGATTACGATAACTCTTCTAGAGATTTAAACAGTGAATACATAACGTACGAACAATTGAAAAGTATGGAACTTAAACTTGACGATTCTGAAATTTTAAACGAAAAAACGGGTAGTATAATAAACTTACGAGCGGTTCAAAGTGGTATACACCACACAAGAACGCAATTGTTCAGGAGGTACTATTCGTATAGTTTTGCACTTGAACCTGAAAGGTGGTACCCCACGGGACAGAGAAACTTTAGCTTAATAAAAAATCAAACACTTAAAGTAAATTTAAATAGTGAACAGGAAACTGATAGAGAACTTAGAGTTTTGGCGCATAGTTATAATATACTCCGTGTTGAAAACGGTATTGCTAAAACACTGTTTAACGTATAATATAATGAATCAACAAGAAAAAGACGCAGAACAGACAATCGCAGAAAATGTTCAAAATACAGTTTTTGATATTATGTTACCGGTCATAGAAAAGTCCGTGATACTTGCGGGTGAATATGCCAAGGCGTGTGGAAGAGACATAATTTTACCAGAAGATATGGAATATACAATGAAGTATTGTGTTATGAATGAAGTAGGTAAAGATGTAGGTTCCATGTTCCCAGAAATTTACGACGATGAAAGTGAAGAGGAAGGTGAAGACGACGTTTTTGAAGATGATACAGACGTTTCTTTTACTAGGTATTCAGGAAGAGAATATAAATTCGTAAAGGTAAACATGGCGTACGATAATTGGGATACGTGGCAACCTAGAAACCCGTCAGAACAACTTTTAAAAAATGCTATAGATAGTAATGAGTACTCAGGCACCGAATGGATGGACGACGAGTCGTGAATACTTTAAACTATCTGATAAAGATAGTGAAGATTCAGACTCAGACGAAAGTTTAACAGGAACCGAAACTGAATCTGAATTTGAATATGGATCAGAATCGGGTAGTGAAGAAAATACTAAAATGTTAAAGGGGTACCTTAAAAACACTAAAAGGTATAAAAAAATTTTATTCGAGGACGATTTGTTCCCAGAATAAAATCTAATGATATAGTATAAAAAATGTCTGCAGCTTCTGAAACTGTTATGCTCGTCACTCGTGAACTCGAAGCACAATCTCTTAATGCCATTGTCGCTGGTTTTTCTTTTGCGGCCGCGCTTTCGTGGATGGATTTGGTTAGATGGACGGTTAATAAGTTTATCAAGGTTAACAAGAATGGTGGTATGAACTACGCTCTTACCGCCTTGTTGACGACTTTGATGTCCGTTCTCATTTACTTGATCGTTTCCCGTGTATCTTCTCGTGTGAGAAAGCCAGAACAACCAACCTTCGCGGTTACTCGATAAGTTTCCTTTTTTTGGTAACTAACAATAAAAAGAGTCCAGTAGCGACTATAGCAAATATAGAAATAAATGCATCCCATCTACGCGGATCCTCTAAATCGGGGATACTCATAGGTGGTGGAAGAGATGTATCTCTTTTCACGTTAGACAAGTTTTCAAGTTTATCAGTAGAACAAGATACAGCAAGTTTTATGATATGGTTTGCGTTTCTGAAATCGTATGGTATTAATCGGTTATTACTACTATAATAAAATTGAACTCTCAATCGGGATATAGTTTTTTGGGATCCCGAATCAAAATTGTGTTCTACGGCGTCATCTACACCCGAATAGTTTATGACATCGCCACAGAGCAGTATACGACCAGTATAAAAAGGTGTTTGTGAAAATATCGTTTTATTAAATTCATCAGAACCGCTACTTAGTTTAACGACTATAGCATCAGCACCTTGTAAATTTATACTTCCGGTTTCTAACGTGTTCGATGTAGACGAAGTATCCGAAGCTGGTAGACCTAATATATCGTGAGGTGTTGTGTATCCATGAACGGATGAGTTATACCCATTCGTACCACTATAAAATAGAAACGTAAAATCACTCGAACCTGTAAACGTTATCGCATTGGTATCTTTATTGAAAGTTGCACTTGTTATCACAGTAGATTGAGCAACAATAGCGTCTGCTAACGACTGACCACCATAGTTACCAACTGGTATTGTTATGGTTTGTGTAGTACCACCATTTGTAAGTATATCAAACGTATTGTTTCTCGAGTGTATAAGGTACTGACTATTATGTATACGTGCTGATATAAGTGAAATTTTACTAACATCGTATATTGGATTTTTTAAGTAAACGACATAGTCACCTGGATTAGGATACAAGACCGGATCTCTTTCACTACTATCTATGTCTAAGGTGTGTACCTTCATTAAAATATATGAACAATATTTTAATGAGTGCGTGTCACGAAATAGTATTTATTTAACAGAGACTATGTGCTAATGGATTATTCATGAGTTGTCTCTTTGCAGTTTCTAAACTATGGTTTGTTGCATTGGGGTTCATATTACCTTTATATGCGTTATTTTCTTGGTAATCATTCGTTCTATATTGTTGTGTCCAAGCTCCATTTGCTGCGTTAATTCTACCATCGATTCTCGTCGTGTCGGAACGAACACTCGTTAACATACCACCTTGGTTGAGTGCGTCTGCTCTTACATTCATTCTACCGGGACCACCTGCTCTACCCGTCTTACCTCTTCTATCGTCTGGTCTGAAACCATATTTCATGAGTTCTTCTACCGCGTATTGTGTACCAAACGTTCTCTTTTCTCCTATCTTACTTGCTGGTGCATTTACGTAACCACCCATAAAGTTGCTAATACCCGGAGCGGGTTGATTCGCGTATTGGTATTGTTCCATATTACCATCCTTCTTGTTTCTCGTTGGTTCTTGAGCACGTGTAAGTGAGGAAACGGTTCTTTTTGCACTCGCATACGATAAGCCATCTGCTCTTAATCCAGTTTCTGACCTGTTTGTAGTTCTCTTTGTTTTTTCGTGTTCGCCTCTTGGTGTTCTACCGGACATGCCTTGTGCTCTACCCGCAACTGGTGGTAAACGACCATACAGAAACGCTGTTTTCTCTGGTCTGTTATGAGCGACTTCTCCTTCTATACCACGTCTACCACCTTTAGAATCGTAAGCTGGACCGCTTCGTCCTGGTAAAGTAGTGAGACGGTATGCGCCAACATTCTCTGGGTTAACTCTGAAAAGTTGCTGGTAACCACCGACGGATGGTACGTCCGGAGAAACACCTAAACCTGGACCTACGTTTTGTCTTTCTATGGGTGAAAGGTTGTTCATTATACCTCCGTCATACATGAATCTATCTCTCATCGACAAAACCTCGTTACCTGAAGATCTTTGTTGTGGTGCCACTTCTCCGAACGAAGTCATCTCTTGTTTTGAAGAATACGTTGGTTCAACGAGTGGGGAAGTTTGTCCTAAATATTCGTCTTTTATAACTACGTCTCTAGCCATGGGTGATTCATCTTCTAACGGTTTTCCTTCGACCCTGTAATTTTCTGGTTTTTGTTCTTCTGGTTTACTTAATTTACGACCGGCGTAAACAAGACCCGCTATAGCTAATATTGAGATGGGATCAGCCATTCTTATTTCTTATCAACATTTTTATCCATGTATCTTTTTTGAAACAAACCGTTTTGGAGTTCGGCGCGTGTGCTCGATGGTTCATAAGTCATGGTTCTGAGGGGAACTTTACACGATACATTTTGTAGCGGGTGGAAGTTTCTTTCGTACGTCTTGGCTAATATTTTGTTAAATTGAGAAGTTGATTGTGGTCTAAGAGCATCGCTAGTTTCTATAAATTCTGCTGGTGAACCTTTACCTGCCATGTATGGAGCTGTACCATAGAGCATGGTGTTTGGTCTAGACGAACCGTAGTTGAGAGTACTGGGCTGAGGATACACGAATACTTCTTCAGTGGCACATACACTTGGAATAGCTTTATCTTGAACAATTTTTAATCCTGGTTGGAGTTGATACGCCATTTACTATTACGTAAGATTTTGTTTAAGCAAATCGAGTACCTACTTTTCTTTTAAGACATCTAAAATATAAAATTGATATTACACTGATCTACTGGCTGTTATTCTCGCATCACCGTTCGGTGCTAAACCCGCGAAAGCTTCGAGTTGTACACCTCTTGCGTTTGGATCACACAAACGTGGATCTTGTCTACACGTATCTTTTCTAGATCCATGTATAAATTCGTAGTGAGAACCGCAATCTGTAGATGTTACTGGCATGGTTATAAATTGTCTAGATAATGCATTTCTTTGGTATTCCGGTAAAGATGATCGCGAACGCGCTGGTCCGTACGAAATACCGTCTGTAACGTAATTGTTACATTTATTTTTTACGGTTGAGTATTCACATGCACTTGGTCTATCTGGTCTGTCTATAAAATCGCTCATTAAATAATTACCCATTGGATTCTCTTTGCTTGGTTGTTGACAACCACCTGTCGTACCTATTTGTTCTTGTTCAGGCCTGGGAATATGGTCTTTAATCATACCTGAACGTTCCATTACATAAAGAACACCTAGAGCAGTTCCTCCTATTATAAACATGCGTACGTCTCTATTAATGAGATAGAGTACACACGTTGCATATATTATGAATCGAGAAGCGGCATTTATACGTTGTTCTGGAGCAAGTGTTTCCGATGGCCAAAATTCTGTTACTTTATCTGATCGAATGAGTTGTTTTGGGTCTTCGAACCAAGAAACCATTTATATATAACGAGTTTATTTTTTGTTGCCTCCCAACATCCCACCAAGCATTCCCTGCATAGTTTTCATGAGAGCATTTTCATCCATACTTGTACCATCTTCACCCATTTTGTCCGCACACTGTTTGGCTACCGTTTCAATCATGGAAAGTGTATCTTCTGGGATAGATTTTATGGTGGTTCCGAGCATGTAAAGTGTTTGTACGTATTGCCAGATTGCGTTTTTTGTATTTTCGGAACACGAAGACCAGTGTTTTTCTAAATTAACATCTTTCATGAAATCTAAATTTTTGGATTCGTTAATAAAAAACGTTTCATCTTTAGAAGAAATTTTATCAGCATACGGTGTTACGCCTGACATGAAACCATCTACAACTAATTTCGGATTAGTGTCTTTCATGAGTTCGAATGCGGAGATGCATTTTTTCAAGCCTTTTTCTTCTGGAAAAGTTTTGTGTAGTTCCATAAGAAATTGACCCATCATTTCATTGAAAGCAGATACGGAAGTCATTTTGTATTCTATATAGTTTTGCTATCTTTAAGCTATAAAATTTTTTAAAACGGTTCTGTTGATATACTTTCTCTCTTACCTAATCCATTACTTATTATAAAAAATACTAAAATTGCTACGAGTGCAGCTGGTTTACTGTACGCACTCAAAGGTAATTTACCTTCATTGTTAAGTTTTGATTTAAAGTGTATATATCCTGCAGTAATGAGACCAGCTATCACGGCGGCCGATGTTGGATCTCTTAAGTAGTCTTCAAACTCCATTTAATATAATTGAGGTTTTTTTCTTTGAGTTTCGGGTGCATCCGGGAATAAGACACTGTCTTCTTTTACTCTTCCTGTGTTTATGGTTTTGAATTCATTATCCACGAAAGAGGACGACGGTTGTTGTTGTGGTGGTTCCTGGTATTGTGACGGTGGTTCTCCGGATTCCATCGGTTCTCCGGTTTCCATTGGTTCTCCGGTTTCCATCGGTTCTCCGGATTCCATCGGTTCTCCGGTTTCCATCGGTTCTCCGGATTCCATCGGTTCTCCGGTTTCCATCGGTTCTCCGGTTTCCATAGATTCACCTTCGTTTACTTCCGGGTCTTCAAAATCACCTACTTCAGCTTCTCCTAAATCGAGATCTTGACCTTCTTGTTGTTGAGACATGTACGTTTGTAATATCTGTTGTACTGGTATGAGTTCTTTTACAGCGGTCTCTATACAAGCCGAAAAACGTTCGTATAATTTATCATTTCTTGTATTTTCATCTTGTGATTCATGGTATATGTAGGGATTGTTATACAGATTTTCGGCGACTTTGTTGTAGCACATTTGTATGAAAACTTCATTTGTAGGTAATTTGAGTGAAATTTTCTTGTTATCTTTACTCAATCTGACAGCTGATAAAATTTTAACACAACTTACAAAAACGGCCGCTATGAGATCATTGAACCAAGCGCACCTATTCGCGATATTATCGGTATGTGTTCTAGAGTGTGCATCACTCCAATTTGGAACTTCTTTTAACAGTTTTTGAAACATTATCAAAACTTTTCTTCCTTTAGAGAGTTTGTATGCTTCTTCATACATTTCTTCGAAAACTTCAATCATAACCGGACACATGAGTAAACAAAGTTGACCGAGATATTCTCGTTTAGCTTCTACTAGTATGTTAAGGTTATCCATTTATGATTAAGTGGATTTTTTTTATGAAATAATTACCGCATTGTCCTGTATTTATTAGCCGTTTTTTTCAAATTTATGAGTGTCGGAAAATCATCGAGATCTTCTGATACGTTTTTAGATTCTGAATTTTTTAATTTTTTAGGTTTCCAAGATATACATATTTCATATTCTCCAACACGTTGTACCATAAACCCGCCTATTTCAAACTGTCTTATGATATATTGTAAAGCCTTGTGACGTTCGAAGTGAGGGTACCCCATCACAAACGATGGTATTTGTACAAAAACGTATTTGTGACCTAAATCTACCGATTGGCGTATTTTTTTAGTGATCTGTTCGTATATTTTAACGTAGGTTTCTTTTTTGAGTTTGTTACGTTTTTCGGTTATACGAGATATATCATCGATACTGATCATTATAATAGAACGGAATTATTTTTTCCGTACATTTCCTGCGAACTCAAGATTTGTTTCTCTATTAAATTTTTATTTACTATGGATTCCAATTCACTTTTTTTTACTAAACTATAATCTACAAATTCCTGTTTTTTTGTAGGTTTTCTAAAGACTGTATCATCTTCTGGGTATATAGTATCAATAGGTTGTGTTCGTAAGTTTAAAACTTTTACTTCTGGTTTATCGTCTGTTTTGTATTTTAAAGATTTCATAAAATTATTGTATTTTTTTATATCTTTTTCTAACTTTATCTTTTGGTACTCGTTTAGCTGATTTACTATGGATTTACGTGATTCTATAGATTTTTCCGTATCTTCTACAATATCCTTTAAAGATCTTCCGTCTCTATAAGCAGATTCTAAATTTACAATTTTAATTTCAGGACCAGGATTTACAATGAAAATATCAGCAGAAACAGAAAATCCAAAATCGAAACCAGGGTTACCGTGTTTTACAATCATGAACATACATTTGAGAACGGTACCACCTGTTTCTTTGTGAATAAACTTTTTGATAGACGTTGTTTCTATAACGTACGTGCACATACCAGTTTTTTGTGAAACTTCTTCGTTTATTTTAATAATAATTTCTTGCATGAGATCGTGTGTCATTGAAACTTCAGTGACTTCATCGTACTGTGATAAATCCATCTCTTGTTCTGTTAATACTTTTTCAGGTCGAGTGTACATTTCTATCCTGTTCAGTACATAATATAGGAAAACTATTAACACAATAAACGTTAACGTATTCATCTACATATAACTGTGATTTTATTTAGAAAAAAAATTAATTTATACATTTAGTAATATGTCCCTGTTAATATACAGTCCACAATGTAATCATAGTTTAGATGTAATCGATTTTATAAACAAACACGAACAACTCAAGAATATTGTTTCGTATCACAATATAAATAAACTCGGTATACCACCGCAATACAAAAATAAAATAAGTCGTGTTCCTACTATGCTTACAAAGAATGGCAAGTTTTTAGTAGGTAACGAAATACGAAATTGGTTACAATCGCTTTTACCAGTTAAAGATTTAGACGTTGCTGGATTTGGTTCTTGTAATATGACGACTTTGGAAGATGGTGAAGGTACTAGTGAAATGTTTGAAATAGATAGTTACGGTGTAACTTTACAACCCGCGATGACACCAGAACTTGAAGAAAAAATAAGTAGAAGTGTATCTGAGGCATATAACCAACAAACTAAAAACAGTAATTAAAGAATTAAATTTATTTCAAATTAATGAAATTAGCAACTGTTCAGGCTTCTGCTATAAAGTCTACTTTTGAAGTTCTTAAAGATATACTCAATGATGTTAATATATATTTTAAAAAAGATGGCGTGTACATTGTTACTCTAGATACGGCGAGAACCTCTCTTGTAGATATGTACCTCTCTTCGGATAATTTCGAAGAATATAATTGTGAAAACGATATTGTTGCAGGTATAAATGTATCGAATACTTTTAAACTTTTAAAATCTATAACGAACAACGACGTTCTCGTAATAAATATCGAGTGTAAAGAGTTTATGAATATTGAAATTCACAGTGAGTCTAAGAAAGCGTGTACCACATTTTCTTTAAAACTTCTCGATATAAACGAGAGTCAAATAGAAGTTCCGCAAATGAATATGACTACAATAACACCAATGTTATCTGCAGATTTTCAGAGAATATGTCGAGACATGTATAACATTGGTAACGATATTGAAATAACACGCGACGGTAAACATTTAAAACTTCTTTGCGAAGGTGATTTTGCTAATCAGGAAACGGTTATTGAATGTACGGAAGAGAGTCCAAAAATATCTGGTAAATATTCCCTTCGGTACCTTAATATTTTTACTAAAGCGACGAGTATGTGTTCTACGGTGCAAATAATGCAAGAAGAACAGAATAGATTTTTGATATTAAAATATAACGTCGCGAATTTAGGTGAACTTAAATTTTATCTCGCAACTAAGGTAAGCGAAGATCTGTAACGTATCCAGTTTTAGTATCCACATTTTTTATCATACCAAGTGCATTTCTTATACGTATTGTAGGAAACTCTTGTTCCAATGTTTCTTCGTCGTAATATAACATATCACTTATTTTTACTTTTTCACCGTGGAAATCAAGACGAGGTCCCGCGTACCTTCTTATTTTATTGAGTAAATCTTTCACTGGTTTATCATACGAATCGAGCAAATGTGCACTTACGATTGGTATGTTAAAATGAATACCCGAAGAGAAACGAGGAGGCCAAACATGGTTCATATCATACGTAAGGTATTTGTACATTTTATCGTTATACCAATACTTAATTCGAACAATAGTCTTTTCTACGTTACTTGGAATTTGTGTATTTTTATAATCTTTATCCGTTAAATCTTTATAAAAGAAATCTGTTTCACCATCCCATTCTTCGAACTCGTCTTCCCAAAATTCATCAAGTTCACTCGGTGTTTTTTCGTTGTTTAGTTTATATTCCATTGACGATTCTATTATTTTATAGTCGGGTTTAGATAATATATTTTTTATCGATACGTGAATCCACAATATAACGTTAGTTAAAAGATTGAGTAACATGTTTATTTAATTATTATATGGAAGGTAATTTTTTAAGCCGTTATAATAATAAGATTAAAACATGGGAAAACCTAATACGTGATGACCCTATAAACAAATCCATGCACGAATCGGAAATGTCAGATTATATAATAAAGTGTATGCCATACATGAAACAGTACACCGAAGAACTTGAAAGGGAAGTGAGTACGGATAATATCTTTAATTGTAAAGAAACAACCGGTTTACAAAGAAAAGATATATTTAACGATTACCTCATAGATGTAGAAAAAGTGAATAATATAGATCGACCTATTGAAAAGAAAAAGGAAGTGTGTTCGAGATGCCCTGAAAGTAACGTTTTTCACTTTTCAGATACGAGTGACCTCGTGTGTGATAACTGTGGTATGATAATTGCAACACTCATAAGCGAAGAACTTACGTATAGGGAAGAACAGGAAACGTCCGAGAAAATTGTCAATTATTCGTATAAACGCGAGAACCATTTTAACGAATGGTTATCACAATTTCAAGCACAAGAAACTACGAACATACCGCAAGATGTTATAGACCAACTAAGGACGGAACTCAAAAAAATTAAAATAAAGGTTGTCGAGGAAATCACACACGCACGCGTTCGTAGTTTACTTAAGAAACTCAAACTCAACAAGTATTACGAACACGTTCCATATATTACGAACATTTTGAGTGGAATATCGCCCCCGAAAATGCCTCAAGAACTCGAGGAACGTTTACGTATAATGTTTAAGGATATCCAAAAACCGTTCGATGATAATTGTCCGAGCGAACGTAAAAACTTTTTGAGTTACTCGTACGTTTTGTATAAATTTTGTGAACTTTTGAGTGAAGATTCTTACCTTAAATATTTCCCTTTACTCAAGTCTAAGGAAAAGTTGTACCAACAAGACGTCATATGGAAAAAGATATGCGAAGAACTCAGATGGGAATATATACCGACAATTTAGAAAAAATGTTGTGTATAATATATATGATTTCTAAAGAAGTCGAAATAAAAATTAAGTTTATTGAAAGTAGATTACCTAACGACAATGATAAGATTAAATTTTATACTCACCTTCTAAACCAACCTTCGGATAAAAAACAAATGGAATATATTAACAAACTCATAAATCATATTAATAAAAAAAACAAATGGCTCAGTTTGTTTGAAAAACCACACAGAAACGTGAACATGAACATTAAAGATTTACAATTAAGACCATTGAGTCCACTTAGAAACAACAAACCGAGTCCTAAAAAAAGACCAAAAACAAGGAGTCAGAAAAAAAAATAAAAGGTAATAGTAAAAAATGGCAAAGTCACCAAAACCAAAGTCACCAAAACCAAAGTCACCAAAACCAAAGACACCAAAACCAAAATCAAAGGCGAGATTAAACCCACTGCGTCAAGGTGTCTCGTATAATAGTTTGAGTAACATGCTCAAAAATTTCGCGGTAAAAAAACGAAACAATCCCGAACTTTTTCAAAACATAAATTACAAGCTTAAAAAATAAAGATTTACTACATGTAATGAATAATAAAGAACCGTATTATAATTTCTGTTTAGAAGAAATCCGCTTCTACACAGAAAAGATAAACGAAATTATAACCGAAGGGCTTAAAGACCCTAAAAAGTATTACGAGGAATCCAAAAGTGATTGGAAAAAGATATACCAGATGATACCTGTTATGTATTATTTAAACCAACGTGATGAACTTCAAGAGCCACACCCTGTGCCGGAGGAAAATTTATCAGGTACGCCTCAGTAAGACCCGTAAGTTTGAGGTAATTTTGTGCCTGTGTGATCATAACGTCATTCACGGTTTTTACCGATTTGAGTTCGAGTACAGTTTTGTTATTTATAATTATATCGGCGCGAAGATTTCCTATTGTGTGTCCTTCAAACACGATAGGAACTATTCTCTCCGTTTCGTAGGGTACCCCGTTTTTTCTAAAGATAACTTCCAACGCGTTGTGATAAACACGCTCGCTATACCCGGGACCCAGTACTTTATATACGTGTTCGGCATATTCGCGTATCATTTATTACGATACTGTTTTATCTTTAAATAAATGCCTCGTACATATTAATATAAGTTGCGAAACTTGTCCATATAGCTAATGGAATAATCGCATTTCTGGATTTTCCGGATAATATTCTCGCTAAGTGCCAAGATAGTAACGCGGTGGATAAAAGTACAAAAGCTGCTGATTTTTTATTCTTTTTACACGAATATACGTATAACCATAAACAACACATGATTGTTACGAGTGAAAATAACACATCTTTTTTACTCCAACTCCAAGCGAGACCGGTTGTTACGTACAATATAGGCCAAACTATACCAAAAATCCAACCGGGTGGTCTGAGTGGTACATCAATTGCAGATTTAACTAGTGAACCACACTGATTAGTAGTGATTAAATTTGAACCTATTATAGAAACCGCTGGTATATAAAATCTAAGATCGTCCATATACTAATAACATAACATTTTATTTGTTTTCTATTCGTACTATATTTATTTCGGGTACATCGTCTGGTAATTCTATAACGAATCTATTTTTATTATCTGTAGGTGATACGGTTGCAATTCGACACGTTTTAGTGGTAACCATTCTTTGTTCGGGTATACCCGTGGGTATGACTATTGGTTTACACACCAAAGTCCACATTTTATATACATTTAAAGATATTGTACTCTTTAAATGTAAACATGGCCTATTTTGTTATTTCTTGTAAACAGCTTATTAACGTGGATACGAACGAAGATCTCGTAGAGGTTAAATATAATAAGTATATCGAAGGTTTCGGGTACGAAACGTTTAAAGATTACTTTAATACAGTACTTCGTGGTAGTTTTGATATATCCTCGAGGTCTCTTCGGTATGAAAAGTTTTTAGATACTATGGTTAATAAAACGATCGAAACCAGGCGTCGTATGGTTTTGATCCAATTAGATAACGTTCTACTCGAGAACAAAAACGTTCATTCTCTCATAAGACTCATGAACTCGGTAAAAATTGTAGACCCTACTTTCAGACCACCGTACATAAATAAATCTTGTTCTTGGCAAAAACGTATGGTTCGTGATTTCTGTTTAAAAACGTTACCGAAAGTTATAGAAACGTGTACAAACGACAACAAACTCGAAACACTTTTTAACGTCTTGAAATTAATAGAGTCAGAGTTAATAGTATAACCGCGAGGAGTATTTTGTAATAGTCTAAACTACACGTTTTACCCTGTTTTTCTTCAAGAACGTACGCGTTTTCGTGTTTAATTTCGTTTAACTCCGTTCGTGTGAATCCTCTATCTATATTTCTTCCTGGAATGATTGGTCTAGACAAATCGCACTTCTCTTTCCTATAACCCGGTCTTCCTACACCTTTCGATAAAACGCCACACGCTGGGCTTTTATACTGAGCTTGTTCGGTTTCTTCACTGTCTGGTGATTTATACTTCTGATATTCTAACATGTGTTTGGATGTACCCGGTGGTAAAAAGTTGTTTGTCGCGACAAATGGGTTTATACCATTCATGGCATTTACGTCGTCGAGTAACAAATGACTCATTATACTATTGTGTAACATAATTTTTGTATTTCATCTTTTTATTATGCTGGGACCACATATCATCTAAATCTACATCTAACATATGTGCTAATTGAAAAAGGTAACTGAACACGTCTCCCATTTCCATTGTAACGTCTGTACCTCTGTCCTTTTTTAGGTTTACTTTCTTGAACGTTTTTTTATACTGACGTATTGCTGATGCGAGTTCACCAAACTCCTCGGTTAGAAGTAACCAGACCGTATCAATATTTGCTTTATCCCACCCTCGACGTTTACAAATTTTTTCAGTTTCGTGTTTGTAAAAATTGAGTGTCATTTACTTATCTCATAATAAAATATAAACTTTATATATATAAAAATGGCTTCTGCAGTTGCAATTGTACTATTGGTTATACTCGGTGCCCTTATGGTATGGGGTATAATTGAAAGAAAAAAAGTCGAAAAATGGCTAAAGAAAAAATGGGATGAATATTTTGGTGATTCCCCAGCACCAGTACCAGTACAAGTACCAGTACCAGCACCAGGACCAGGACCAACGCCATCGCCATCGCCATCGCCAGCAGAAGAAGAAGAAGACACTGTCCAACAAGTTACGGGTAGTACTACTGATGGTAGTGGTTATATGATTGAATCGTATAATATTAAAAAATGAAATTTACACGACGATTATAATCAATTATAGTACAAAAACTTGTATTATAATTAATGGTATGTACACGTTAATTATAGTATATTATA